AGATTAGCTTGCTGCTGCTTTTCGATTGTTGCTATTGAATGTTGTAGTGATAATTCCTTGTTGGCCTCAAGATACTTCATTTGATTAGCAAAAGTGGCTTCATTACGTTGATGCCAAAATTGATTATTCAAATGAGCAGATCCAAGTTCTCCAAGTGCAGATTTAAATTTAGTAATAGGGCGTCCACCGAGAATCATTGCGGCAGTGGCTTGTTTCTGTTTTGGTCCTATATCAATTGTTTGGACTTCTGAAATCAGGGTTGTCAAATCCGGGGTTGTCTCTTTTGGGAAAGCCTCAATTTGGGCGGTTGTCTGTTCGTGTTTTAATCCAATATCAATAGTTTGGACTCCAGTCGAAATAAGTGTTTTTGTCTCTTTCGGTAAAGCCTCAATATGGGCGGTTGTCTTGTAGGCGCTAAATGCAGCAACTCTATTTTTGAAAATTTTGGAAGTATGGCGTGCCAAAGGGGTTCCTTTCTGAAGTATTTGAGCTCCTACAATTGTGAATCCTCGAGGTTTGCTATCTGCGACAGAATATGGCAATCTGGCGTAGGTGTATGGATGAATATCAGAATCTTCTGGGATTCTGATAGTGATAGCATATTGTCCCATCAAATTTTCATTAAGTCTCAATTCCAATTCCTTTCCTTTAGGAATAGTAGCTCTAATTTCTCTCAATACTTTCTCTATCTCCTCTCCTTGGATGACTGAAGGGTTGCCCGCTTCAGCTGCTCTTTCGGAGACTTGAGGAGGTGCGTAACTAGAGAAAGAAGCTCTGACCATTCCTTCTGTAGGGAAGTAGAAATCGCCTGAAGAACTATCTTGTATGACATTAAGAAAAATGATGTCCCTAATGAAGAAGCCTTTAGTGGCATTGGGAGTCAAGAATTCCATAGGTAGGGTTTCAATTACTACAGATGTGTTAATTTTGTAGTCATCAATTTTCTTTCCGTAAGTTATAATTTCTTCTATTTCTGAATGAGATAGTAAAGCCTGATCGTCCATCGAAAATTCAATTAAAGTGGTTAAATGCCACGTTTTGTACGTGCAATTCATAATTTTGAACCATCTCTTCAGTCCTTGGCCATAATAAGTGTTAACATCTAAATGCATTTCTCCAATAGTTCCAGTTTCTGTTGGTTGACCTAAATGTTGGTATAGTTTTTCTGCATTCAATATATGATGATCAAAACCGAATTCTCTATGGTGATTAATATGACCTTCGTCATAATATGGTTGTTCACCAAGGAGAATTACGTATTTGTCATTCGAAAAATTGTAAGCAGAAGGCCAAATGTTCTGTGCAATATTTCCAGCTTCATTCTTGGATCCTGCAAACGTCTTCCAGTGATAAGCTCCTCCGACATTGAATTCTTTGTCGTTCCAAATAGCACTAGCTTCGAGTTTGATAGGATACCAAGTCTTAGTTGGATCAATTGGGAACACTTGTCCACATACGTTTCTTTTAGGTATCTCACTTTTTGTGGGATTAGCTCTATATCCATCTGTAACTATATAAGTTTCAACTCCGAAAAGGTCTTCTAATGTTTTCCCAATGTATTGGGAAGGACCTTCATCCTCGTCAATCCTTGAACTAACAGTAGGGGGAATGTAAGCATTCTCAACTACGAAAGAACTAGCAAAGCGAGTTTTAAAGCTGTAACTTATAGTCGATACAGAATCAGATGTAGCCAATAATCCTTCAACTTTAAATCCAGCAACTAATACCCAGGTATATGGCGCTTCGGGCCAATCTTTGGTGTTATCAATGTAAGCCTGAGTTTGACTGTTGAAACTAAGAAGAAATTCAAATTCGGTGTTATCTCTTGCTGAAAATTCAGTACTCTGAATAGAGGTTACTTGATCCGGTGTCAATGATGTCGTGGATGGTGTAAGTTCTTGTGATCTTACAGCACATAATATAAAGGTTCCTTTTTGTCCAGGTTGTCCCATTATATTAAGTTTCACGGCAATATCTCCTGATACAGTTGAATGATAATCAAGATACTGTTTCTGAAATCCTCCAAGTATATCCTTGCTATACTTGATAGTTTCAATAATATCATATCTACTCTTTGATGAGTCAATATTTCCAGACTTAACTTCAACCCAATTGTTGAAAGCTTTAGTCCTTAAATCGCCTGTCAAACCAGCAGCTACAATACCTACAGCAGGTACTTTACCCATGATAGTCATGGTTGGCATACCTTGAGCATCGTGATTACCAGATAACTTAGCAGGGGGTACTGTTCCTGGCATCATTGATTGTCTTTGCTTGTTTCCAATATTCAAAGTTCCTGTATTCATTTTGTTTATGGCGTCGTTTAAAAGTTCTGAAACATCAGAATATTCTTGTTGATTGCCTTCATTGATGCATTTATCGCCTTCAAAGGTGACTATGAAAGTTTGTCCAGTAAGTTTTGCCATAAGGCTTGTCATTTCTCTAGATGGTGTTTGCCAGTATAACTGGTTGTAGAGATTGTGGCAGACAATTTCTTTAGCAGCTTTGACTGTTGAGTCATAAGCTACTGCAGATTTGCCTTGTAAAAGTCCTGTTACTCTCCACATGGGAGGTGCCTCGTTTTGTAGTCGTTGACTAAATTCGGGGTTGGTCCAACCGTTCTTCTGACATAGCTCATAGAGCTTAGATGTCCAATTATTACACATGGTAAAAGGTAATGGTTTCTTTGGTACTATCAAATACAATAAGAATTCTTTTCCTGATATATCCGTATGTGCAAAAGTAAAACAGTTATGGTCTAAAAATCGTTCAATATCCGTCGTTTGGTTTTCAATATGATCGCAAGGGAAATCGTTTGCCCTTAAAAATTTTTCATTTAAATCGTCCGAGGAATACCGGATAGTATTCAAAGAACAATATATGAGCTTCCGGGTGATGTCTAATGACAATGGGTATCGTGTACGACTACGTAATTCTGGTGTTTTATCGAAAACTGTACTGAGCCTCATAAAAAGAGATTCAGCTACTTCATCATGATGAAATATAGCTTCAGCAATATAAGTATTGATGTTCTGAGCCATTTGATCGTAAGTCGGTCTGATAACCCATTGCAATAATGAAAGCAATGAATCAGTTTTAAGGGCGCCCACAAAAATATCATATTTCTTATCGTATCTTATGCGTCTAGAGCAAAAGCTCATGTCCATAAGATCGATGATCGGTTTCCCTG